TGGGTTCGAATCCCACCCTCACCGCCACTTTCGATTACTAAGGCCCTGAAAACTAACAAGTTTTCGGGGCTTTTTTATTCCCGGCGCTCAGACTGTCGAAGAAGTGTCGACAAGCGGGTTCAGGCGCAATGCATCCTGAAGATGGTCCGGTGACAAATGGGCATAGCGCATAGTCATTGCCAGAGACGAATGCCCTAGAATTTTCTGCAGGGTAAGGATGTTGCCACCGCGCATCACGAAGTGACTGGCAAAGGTGTGTCGCAGCACATGCGTTGCTTGCCCAGCCGGGAGCTTGATCGAAGTAGACTCAAGCACACGGCTAAAGGACATCATGCAGTTGGTGAACAGCCCATGACGTCGATAATGCCCATGCAACTGCTTTTCTAGCTCAGCCGCAATCGGGATAGTGCGAGTCCGCCGCGACTTCGTATTGGCAAAGGTCACAGCACCGTTGCACACCCTTTCAGGCGTCAAAGCCTGAGCCTCACCCCACCGCGCACCTGTCGATAGACATACTGGAGCCACTAACCCTAGATGGGGGGACGTCGACCGAGCATCGAGAGCATCGAGCAACTCGACAATCTGCGGTTGCGACAGAAAAAATACAGGGCGTTCCTGCAAGCGCAAAGGCCGAACGTTCACCAACGGGTTCGGGTAGTCGATATCACCCAGACGCCTTAACTCGTTGAAAACCGCTCTAAGGTAGCCAAGCCGATTGTTCAACGACTTGCCGTGAACGCCAGATTCAAGCTGAACACGACGAACCTCACAGAAAGCATTCCCCGTAAAGGACACAGCCACCGGATCACCAAGATCAGCAGCCAGTCGAGCCAGAATGCCTTTCAGCCGCTTACTATCCGCCAACGTATGGCCGTGCAGATCATGGTAACGAGTACAAAGCTCAGAGAGCCGTCTACGATCCCTTAGTTTTGGGGACCATTCAGGCGAATCAATGACTTTAGTCCGACAGGTTGCTTCGAATCGCTGAGCTTCCGCCTTCATTTTGAAGGTTTTACGAAAGCGCTTGCCCTTGACGGGCTCAACGTCGACTTTCCAGCGGCCATCAGGCAGTTGCTCGATTGCCATCAGACCCCCCTACCCCATCGAACATGCCGCTCTTGCAGCAGGTTCTTGATGTGCTTGTACAGATCCCGCTCGCTCATATCCTTAGAAGCGTAGTGATCGCGGATCACCGGCCAGCATTCCCATTCCTTCAGCCGGTCAAAGGCTTGCTTAGCGCCCACTCGCTCCCGTGCCAGCAGGCTTACGAAGTTTCCCAGGAAGAGCTCCACATTCTTGCCCGAGAAGCCCCGCGAGGTTTTGTAGTAGCGCTTGTACTCGGTTTCATCCACCAGGGAATCGACCGGCACATCGACTCGAACATCATCACGAATGAGCGTCCAGATCGGTTCGTATTGCCCTGGCCGATGCAGCAACTTGAATTGGCACAGCCCGTAGCGCCAAAGGCCGTCCAGATGGCCCGCGAAGGCTGCAAAGGAATCCGTTTCGATGGCCTCACCGGTCTTTGCGTTGATCGAGCCGCTAGCGAACTGCTGAATGACCGAATGGTGATAGCGCAGCTCGATGCGCCACACGTCAGCCTCTGGGTTGTAGTTATCCGGATCGGTCGCATCGAAGGAATCCCGGCGACGCCAGACGCTTTCCCAGAAGTCGAGCTTATCGGTCGCGCGGGCCTGTTCGGTCTTGTTATAGATGCAGAGCTGGACGCCACCGGCAGAGCCGAACATGGATGTTTCGCCCCGCCCGTAGACGCTGGACTTGGTTGCCCAGTTGATTTCATTGATGCCAGAGATATCCCGGTGCGTCCGTGCTCGACAGTGCAGGCGCGCCACCAGATCCACGGGAGGCTTCCAGCCTTGCAGATCCAGAGCAAGGTGCACGGCGCATTGGTTGCGCTCACGGTGCGTCATCACGGCTGCGGCGTAATAGTCCATGCGCTCTTGCAGGCGCTCGGGCGACAGCGCGTCGATGGCATGCGGTGACACCTCGATCTTCAGATGGGGCCCGATGTTTTCCAGCTTGGCGTTGAAATTCTTGATGAGCAGGATGAACCCGAGGTCGGCGTTCTGGAGCTTGTATTGGTAGCCCGAGTCTCGCCCTACCCGCCCTGCGTGCCAGAACTCCCCTGCGAACTCGACCATCGCGCCCGGTTTCTCGAACAGCGCCATGATTTCGGGGCGGATCAGTCCACGGTACAGCTGGCGGACCGTATCGACGCCGCAACGCAGCAAGCGAACGCCCGACAGGTCAGTCAGCTTTGCCGTATGGCTATCAAAGAACACTCGCCCGGTCGGCGATTCCTGGAATTTTCGGTCAACACGAATTTGATCTTTAACGGTCATTTTCTACTGCTCCAAATTGCAACGAATCGACACTGTTCAGTTGGGTTTATCTGACGTGTTACAGGGACGTCAGCGCGCAGAGCGCACGCCGGCTCGTGCCTCGCCATGCGTGCGTCAGGCACGCTGACGGTCATCACCACAGGAAGCGCCCCTTCTCATGAGGCACCACGACCACGGACGAGCCCTTAGGCGCGGTTTCCAAGGCACCGGAAATGGCTTGTTCGAATGACCGAGGCTGACTATTGCCAGCCTGTATAGGCGCTTGCGGCGGCTTCGGATCGGGCCGCGCGGGGTCGAAATAGCCGTGCTCGACGGCGTTCTTGCAAAACGAGAATGAGGTTTTGTGCCAAGTGCCCTGCTGTGTGAAGCATTCACAGATAAAACCTGTCTTCTCGCCCCTGACGACCTGAAAGCGTTTGCGATTGCGCTGAATATAGGATTCGTCAGAACTCAGAACACACGAGAGCTTCGGATAGGTTTGCGGCTTGGTCAGGTCGTCATAGATCGGCGCCGAGCTGGGAACGTCTGGAATACGTGGCGTACGCAACGCGGCATATCGCTCAGCCGTCATCGGCGCGGACTGCTGGTCGGACTTGTCGCCAGGGCGAATGAACGCATCCACCGAGTTTTTCACCTGATCGACCACACTGCCGGCCTGTTCCGCGCTGGCTTGCGCAGTAGCGGCCTGCTGTTTCTCGTTGTCGAAGCGGCCATAGGCGCGATAGACCAGAATGGCCGCGACAATGATGACGCACAGCGCCAAGATGAACTTCGTCGGCACCTTGGTCTGGAAGTGGTGCTTGGCGTTGGTGCTGGTATAGGCGCCGAAGTAGCGCTTATCGAGCCGAAGCGATTTCTTCTCAGCATCCTTGAAGCTGGTTTTCACTTCGACCTTTTCAACCACCACTTCGGATTCGAAGCGCAGCAGCTGCGATGACTTGAATACACGCCAGTAGTGAACGTGCGAATTGCAAAGCCGGCGAAGGTGCACAGCCAGATAGCGCGGGTCCTGGGTAACAAGATGCACTTCGTGGCCTTGATGGCGCATGGTTTCGAACCGCGTGATGTGCTCAGGTGGCCGAGCACGCGGATCTTTCGCACCGAACCAGCCCTGCGCTTCGTCCACCACGATGATCGAATCATTGGGCAGCTCGAACCACTTTTCCGGATCTTCGAACTCGAACCACTGCGCTTGCAGCTGTTCTGGCTTGAGGCCGTTGATGTTGTGGTAGTAGACGACACGACCTTCGGCGTGAGCCTTCTGGTCCACTTCGCGGATGGTGTTCAGGGTCTTGCCATGGCCGGGCTTGCCGGTACGGATAACGAGCATGACGGCGCCTCCTTATGCGTCGATAGAGGTGCCGCCTGGCTTGCGCCAGACCTGATTACGGCGACGGTCGGTGGCCTTGTCGATCCCGGCGAGAATGAAGCGGGTGGAGATCGCAGCGAAGTAGATGTTCACCACTACATCGAACTTAGCCAGCCCAAGGATGCCTTGGATAACCGGCCCCACATTCCCCATCATCCCGAACAGATAGTCCTGGGCTTCCTGCATGATGACGTTGAAGCCGAAGTAGGTGATGAAGCCCCAGCCAAGCAGCCGAAGGACCATCTTCACCAGTGGGCCGACGATGATGATTAGCAACTGGGCGATGAACATGAATTGCATTTATTGACCTCCTACAGAGCGGCCCACATAGAGCGCGGCCAGAACGGTGGCGACAGCCACGAACAGGCCGCTCAGGCTGCTGGCGGCAGTACAAAGCGGTTCATAGCTAAGTTCGAAGGTGCGCCCACCACCGAGACGCAGACTGAAGCTTTCAGCCGCAGGGCAGGTTTCAGGCAGAAAGCGGGTGCCTTGAGAAACGAAAGAGGGAAGCTGTATATCGCCGGAGCCTTCATCGAGCGTGAATTCCTCGCCCTCGAAAAGCCCTTCGATATCGGATTTATGCTTGTCGAAGTCGGCCTGTTCTTCGGCGTGACAGCGAAGGGCCTTTTGCTGGCGAAGAATGGCGCACTGAACAGCATCGCCGGCGCACACTAGTTGCTGGTCACAATTAGCTCCCGAAGCGCTACCGCCATCGCCATCGCCATCGCCATCACCGCCACCGGTATCACCACCGCCGCCCGTATCACCGCCGCCACCTGTGTCGCCACCACTACCTGTATCGCCACCGCCCCCCGTGTCACCACCACCGCCTGTATCGCCACCGCCCCCCGTGTCGCCACCACCGCCTGTATCACCACCGCCACCAGTGTCGCCGCCACCGCCTGTATCACCATCGCCACCGGTATCACCACCGCCTGTATCACCCCCATCGCCGGGCTCACTGGAATCAAGAGGGTCGCCCGCCCCCGCCAACTCTTGCGACGGCGCATGACAAATTGAGCCCGTCCCGCCAGACATGAAATTACAGAATCCACGGTCATCGGAGCCGGAATTTAAATAACAGGACGTAGCGACGGCTCCGATATATTCACACGACTCATAACACTGACTTTCGTCAGGATCAGCATGCCACACCACATACCGAGAGTTATTAACTAAAACAACCGGCGAATCTGGACCTTTAAACTCTTGTGTAGCCTCACGAGTAGACTCGCAAGAACCGCAACGACCATCATCCAGAACCTGAAAACCTTCAGGGCAATTCGCATTAGCAGTCCAGACAGAGCTAACAATAGATGACGGAAAATTACTTCTAGGGTGATACCTAAGCCTGCACTGAAAAACCTTTCTAGTCGGCGTATCTTCATTTTTCAGAACATCGACAAACTCAATCTTCTCATATTGTGCATTCCCTTCAGGCTCTGCAAATGACCTACAAGATCTATTAACGTTAGCGGTAGAAACTCCCGGACGCGACGGGCTCGTAAACAAGGCGCCCTCAAAATCGCTATATTCAATAGCCATTAACCCCGAAGAAAACAGGAATGGTGCCAGCAAAAAAGCGGCTTTGAAGATAGCTTTCATATAATTAAACCCGCCCAAAAAACACGAGATAAAACGCCAGAGTGGAAATAATCAGGACGTACAGTTCGTAGCTCATTGGCGTTTCCCTTGAAGAGAAAACCCCGCCGGAGCGGGGTTTGTTTGCTTCGGCACATGCAGTGCGCGGTTTCCGGTTACAGGGCGCGGCGGATGTACTTGAACGCCATGGCGGCGATGATTACCCCCAGCACGGCGGTGCCGATGGTGCCGACGTCGGTGCCAGCTTCGGCCAACGCCGCAGTCGCTTCGGCCCCCACAGCGGCATAAGCAGAACCGGCAGCAACCGACATAGCAACGGCAGCACCGACGCCAACCTTCTTGATGAAATGCTTCATATAAAACCTCACAATTACAGGACTTTTTTCAGGACCAGAAAACCGAACACGACGGCGAACAACACAATCGCTTCGCCCTGTAGCTCGGTGACCTGTTCCCAGGTGAGTGCAGCGCCGTAGAGGCTCTGCATTTCCTCAACCGTGAGGGCGACCAGCGAGCCGGAGCAGATGGGCGAGCCATCGGTGCCTTGCAGCCAGTCACCATCACAGGCGAGGAAATTCATGCACCGGCCTCGATGAGGTCGGCGGCTTGTTCGAGCGGTTCGCAGTCAGGGCAGACGGCGAAATGGGGCGGCAGGTTGAGGTCCGGCAGCAGATCGCTTTGCGGCGCAGGCAGCGCCATGAGCTTGCCCATGTCATTGCCGCAGCAGTCGCAGATCACTCGGTCTTCAATCAACATGGCGCCCCTCCCGGTTAGTTGGCCTTGGCCGGTTCGCCGGCTTTGGCTTGCGGTTGTGGGGTCGGGGTGCGTGCGGCTTCGGTGCCGTTGCGCGGCTTCACGGCTTCCAGTTGCAGGGCTAGGTTCTTGCCCTTGTTCTGGCCACCACGGGCGATCTCGAAGTGGATGCGCACCAGTTGCAGCGGCTCGAACTGGGCGCCCGCTGCGAAGATTTCATCGGCTACTTCGTCCGCTGCTGCCATGCCGATGATGGAAAGACCGTGCTCGGTCTTGCCGTCCGGCTCATCACCGTAAAAGACCTTGATGTATTTCTGGCCGGCTTCACCGTCGAAGCGTTGAGTGCCGAGAAATGCAACTTCCATAGTCGAACGTGCCATTTGTGTTTCCTCTCTCTAGTTGCGCTTTGTTGCGCGTCTTCGCTTTCTGCAGGCCGAGCGATCCCGAGCGAGTGAAAAAGCAATTTCACTGCGACCGGCTTGTTACTTGGCTTGCGGGTTATCTATAGCTGTATTTGAACGCTCTTGGAACAACTATTTATCAAGTATTAAAAGAATCAATACGTCATTTTTTAATGACGCAAATAGTGCCGAATTGACACTTATGACTTGATCAAACATTAAATTAATTAATCATCCGCAACGCTGTTTAACACCAAGGGCTTCGCCCTTGTCATCCCACTCTCGCCGCCGAGGGCTCAGGAGCGCGGGGAGAAAAGCACTCCCCACACTCCCGAGCGGAGGCTGTTTCGGTTCGTGCAGGGTCAAGGGTGCGCTGCGCCCGTGCTTCCGTTCGCCGGATCGGTGAAGCGTGATCCGACGAGCCGGGAGCGCGGCCCTGGACCTGCTCGGCTTCGGAGGCGGTTTGGTGGTCGCTGATCTTCATCGCCAGCCAAGGGAACCCGAATAGCACCGCCGCCAGCAAGGCGATGGGCAGATAGATGCGCCAGAAGAAGTCGGCTTGTTGCGCTTGATCAGCCATGGCTCACCCCATCAGCTCGAACGGTTCGTGAATCGGGACGTAGGGCGTTGGTCGGCCAGTGTCGAGCACAACGCTCCAGTACTTCGGCGGTCGGTCGGGTCGCGTGTGTTTCTCGCAAATAAAGGCCGGTTCCACTTTCCATTCCGAGAGCAGTGGCTTCCAAATTCCACCGACGCGGCCCATTTGCAGCGTGCGAATCGGCACCGCAGACGCGGGGCGGCACTGGGCGCAGGGTGTGGACCGGGAGCGAGCGGGTTTCGCCATTTCGCGTCGGGACCAGCAGACAGAGCAGGCGCAGTCCTGGGCGTGCGGAAGTCGTAGATAGCTGGTCGGCTTCTGCATAGGTCATCCCCTCCCCTGGCTTTCCGTAGACGGCGCGAATCATGCGGTCCACTCCTGTTCCAGCAGCCAGTTACGCAGCAGCGCGCTATTGACCATACGGCGCTTGCCAAGCTTTACGGTGGGGATTACGCCCCGGTAGACCCAGGCGCGGGCAGTGTCGAAGGACAGGCCGTTTCGCTCAGCCCAGGATTCGACGGTTTCCACGTCCTGCTGTGGGCCGATCAGCTTTGAAGGTTCTAGCTCTTCCAGTTCCATGCTCGTTCCGTCACTATTCGTTGCAATGCCAGTTATTCAGCATTGCGTTATCCAATATGGATAGTCTCGAAACGGATAATGCCATTGTTGATCCATATTGGATATATCACCTATAGATCAAGTGGCTATGATTAAAGAGCGGGTTATAACTATTTTGAAAAGCTCAGGAATTCGGCTGCCTGAGCTAGAGGAGCGCACTGGAATCAGTCGCTACACCTGGAACAACCTGAAGAACACCGCGAGAAAGCGCGAGATCAAGGCTGAGGAGATCGAAGCTATCGTGAAGCTCTTTCCTCAATATGCCTTATGGATCGTCAGCGGAGAGATAGCCCCAGAAGCGGGGCAGATCAGCCCTGATTACGCTGTTGCCGATTCAAACTTGCCCAATCAAAGCGCGGGATAGCGATTACATCGGAAGTTGGAAGGCGTTGGTTTGCGCAGACGACAAGGAGGCAAGAATGAAAAACTTATTTCCTGGCCATTTCGCCAAAGAAGAAAAAGCTCAAAAGGAATTATGGGCCAAATGCGTATTCGTATTTGACGCCAATATCCTACTTAACCTATACCGGTACTCGGACGAGACAAAAACAACTTTCCTTCAGATCCTAGACCTACTCAAAGAGAGGGCTTGGATACCATACCAAGTAGCTCATGAATATATTGATAACCGCCTTAAAGTAATAGATGAGCAGCAGGAAAAATACACAACCACTTTAAGCGAAGTTGCGGCACTAAGTGCCAAGCTTGAACATCCTCGACAACACCCTTTCGTCTCAAAATCAGTAATGGTTCGAGTTGAAAAAAGCCTGCAAAATCTCAAATCAGAGCTTGAGACCAACAAAGAAGCCCATATAAAACGAATACACAGTGACGACATTAAAGACCAGCTATCTAATATTTTTAAAGATAGGGTTGGCAACAAACTAAGAAATGATCAGCTGGAAGAAATTATTAAGGAGGGAGAAAAGCGTTATACAGAAAAAATTCCTCCCGGCTACGCTGATACAAAAAAAGCATCAGCAGAGACTTTTCTAGCCGCTCGATGCAGACCGTATGGCGATTTGATAGTTTGGAAGAGTTTAATCGAGAAATGCAAAACCGATAATCTACCGGTTATTTTCGTAACTGATGATGGAAAGGAAGATTGGTGGTTACGGTTCAAGGGGAAAACTTTAGGACCCAGGCCTGAGCTAGTGGAAGAGTTTACTAGCGAAACAGGAATGGATTTCCACATGTATCAACCAGAGCGATTTCTCTCTTTAGCAGGGGACTTCCTTAAAGAAAAGACCTCGCGAGAAGCTTTACAGGAAATCCGAGAACTTCGTGAGACGAAGCAGCTTTCTGAGAGCGCGCCTACCGCGCTACTGGCTAGAGATCATTTCTCCTCATTATTAAAGTCGAACAAATTTGAAGATCGAGCCTCAGAAGATGAACTTTACCAAAACTACTCGATGCTCTCGACAGAAAAAGAAATCCTACGACAGCAACTAAACGACCTAACTCTCCGTCATCAAGTAGCTATTAGAAGAGGTCGTAACCTACCTTTTGAGTACGACGGAACTGACATCGAAGAATCTCTTGAATACCAAAGCATCAAATCCGAATGCATGGAACTGGAGAGCAGGCTAATAGAAACCCACAAGAAACTGGCAAAAACTCTAAAATTAATTCACGAACTTGAACGCCAACTCCTAATAAAGAAAAACGATAATATCAACATTAAAGAATGGAAGCATAATTACAACCGAACAGAGAACTAATATTAAAGCAAGGAGGCGATATGAAAACAGAATGGGACGACGCCCCAGAATATCTACGCAACAGGAAAAAACCTAGTCCCTGGCGTTTCCTGGCCATCATGGGTATTGGCTCTGCGGCGCTGTTAGCGCTGGCGATGACGCTCGGCAAGCCAATCGCGCTGGACGTAAATCAGATCAAGCAGGGCATCCATATTGGTGGCAAGACTTGGTTCAATCAAGAACAAGAGCGGCTCGTGCAGCCGATCAGCCAGCCTTCCGTAGCGAGCTATGAGGCACCAGCGCCGCACACGCAGCCACAGGCAAAAGGGCAACGCCCCTTAAGCCAAGCAGAGATTGATTGGTTCGACGCAGCTTCAGATCGGGCGGCAGAACGAATTCAAACATCGTTCAGCGACGACAACTACACGCCCCGCCCCGCGACGAACACCATGCAGCCGCCACCGGCCCGCTACTACGCAGCCAATTCATCCAGCAGCACACAGAAGCGCTCCGTTTCCCGCGAGACCCACCTCAGCAACTGGAGCTGGGAAAACGGCCACAACAAGCAGCGCGTCAGCGGACGGTTCGAATGGACAGTGGTAAACGGCCAGATCGACTACAACAGCGTGTGCCAAAACTACCAACGCGGCTCACTGATCTACCGAGACTGCCGTAAGGGTGCGAAGGCTGCGTTCAAGAAGATGTGCAGCCGATACGAACCAGCATGCGCCGCAGCAAATAACTTCATGCCATGACCACGGCATCACAAGCCGTTGAAGCTTCATTGTTGCCAAAATAAACCTAATAGGTTATTTTCTTTCCATGGAAAAGCGCAGACCTCACTTCAAGCTGCCCTTGGTGAAACAGGCTATTGCCGAGCAGCGTTATCGCTTCACCCGCGTAGCACTGGAAGGCGGTTCGGAGCTGGGACTAGACGAGGCCGGCATGCTGGCCGTTATCAATGCCCTGAGCAGTCGCGACTTTTTCAAGAGCATGACCACCTATGCGGATCATACGGCCTGGCAGGATGTTTACCGGCCCTTCACTGAAGCTGGGCAGGTCTACCTGAAGTTTACTCTGGTGGCCGATCTGCTGATCGTTTCCTTCAAGGAGAAGTGACCATGAAATGTCCGGTTTGTGGCCAGGCTGAACTGGTCCATGACACCCGTAACCTGCCCTTTACCTACAAGGGCCAGACCACCGAGATTGCCGACGTAACGGCAGACTGGTGCGATGCCTGCGGCGAGTGCCTGACAGGCCCTGGCGAAAGCGACCGCGTAATGAAGGCAATGACCGAGTTCCGCCAGCAGGTGAATGCCCAGGGCGGTAGCCAGGAGCTTATTCGCACAGTTCGCAAGCAGTTGCATTTAAGCCAGCGCGAAGCGGCTGAGCTGTTCGGTGGCGGACCCAATGCTTTCTCCCGTTACGAACGGGGCAGCACGGAAGCACCACAGCCCTTGGTGCAACTGTTCAAAATCCTGGGGCGCCACCCCGAGCTGATCAAGGAATTGCGGACCAACTAGGTGTCGAAAAAGTGTCGAAATCATTGTGACGAACTGAGACGAAACGAGCCGCCGTGCTGGCTGGAAAGCGCGTAATGAGCGGTATTGCGATGGAACGAAACACTTAAAAATTGGGTTCGAATCCCACCCTCACCGCCACTTTCGAT